TATGACCCGCAATATCCGCTGGGGATCATCAATATCTTCCCAGTGCCGCAGCAGGCGTACACGCTGTTCTTTGACAGCTACCTCCAGCTCCAAGAGTTTCCCACGCTCTCGACGAACATGTCGCTGCCGCTGGGCTACAAGCTGGCAATAACGACGAACCTCGCCCTTGAGCTTCAACCCTACTTCACCGACGCGGAAGCCAATCCCCTGCTGGTGCGCTCCGCAGCCAAAGCGCTCGGCAACATCAAGCGGACGAACATGACGCCGATCAAGGCCGTGTTTGATCCCGAGATCGTTAGCCGCGCATCTCCGACCTACAATATTTTTAGGGACCGTAGCGGAGGAACCTGATGGGTGAAGTCATCTCGCCATTCGGCAGAGTTCCTCCTGGCACAGCAGATGCTGACATCGTGGCGGATCTCGAACGCATTCTGGAAGAAGCCAAGCGTGGCGAGATTGTGGCCATCGCTTACGCCTACGCGGCTCCCAACAGGGACACGACCCTAGGCTGGTGTCATGGGGACAATGCGGGGACGCATGTCATGCTGGCGGCTCTGACGGGCTTGCAGGCACGGTATCTCAATCATTGGATGGAGGGTGAATGAAGACGCCCTTCCTTGGCACGGCTTACGTGTCCCGTTCGCGGGACTTGTCGCTTGAGCAGTGCATCAACCTTTATCCTGAGATCGTAGAGACCAAGCAAGGCGCACAGGTCGGTGCGTTCTATGGCACACCGGGTCTGGATCTTTTGGCAACTGTGGGGAATGGCCCCATTCGTGGAATGCTGACCTTTAACGGCAACCTGTATGTGGTGTCGGGGACGGGCGTTTATATCGTCACCTCGAACTTCAACGTGTCGCTGTTGGGGAATATAGCCACGGGTTCCGGTCAGGTCTTCATGATCGCCAACGCGACTCAGGTGGCGCTGTTTGATGGCATTGGGGGATATAGCATCGTCAACGGTGCGCTTAATTCCATCAGCCTGCCGTTCACCAATCCCGGCCTTGCGGTGTACCAGGACGGCTTTGGTGTGGTCAGCCAGAACGGCACGTCCAACATCTGGCAATCGGCCATCAACGACCTGACCAGCTGGCCAGCACTGAACTACGGCGTGGAAAACGGCAAGCTCTCCAACATCGTGGGCATTGGTGAGCTTCACCGGCAGATCTACGTGTTTAAGGAACGCGGGACGTTTGTGTGGGTGAATGCTGGGTTATCCCCGTTTGCCTTCCAGCGTCTGGACGGTGTGTCGCTTGAGATCGGGTGCATTGCACAGGGTTCGATCTGCAATGTGGGCGACAATCTCTTGTGGCTCTCGCAGAACGATCAAGGCCAGGGCGTGGTCTACCTTGCCAATGGATACCAGCCGGAACGTGTGTCAACCCATGGCATGGAATACGCCACCGCTCAGTATCCCACGATGACGGACGCCATCGCCTATGCCTACCAGCAGGAAGGGCACTATTTCTACCAAATCACTTTCCCCTCTGGGAATGAGACCTGGGTGCTGGACCTTACTGCAACCCGACAGCTGGGATATCCCGCCTGGCACAAGCGGCTTGCGTTCAGCAACGGCAACTTCTCCCGGCACCAGACGGCCACGTGTCAGTTCTTTGCGGGCAAGGTTGTGGTGGGGGATTACAACGCTGGCAAGCTGTATGCGTATGACCTGAACACCTACACTGACGCCGGTCAGCAGAGGAAATGGCTGCGGAGCTGGCGGGCGCTTCCCCAGACCACGGCCAATGCCTTCCGCATCTCTTGGCTTGAGATACAGGCTGACACCGGGAACTATTCCACCGTTGCCAATCCGCAGATGATGCTGCGCCAGAGTTTTGACTCTTCCAGCTTCACGTCAGAGTTCTTTCAGCCTGTGGGCTTGATCGGTCAGACCGCGCAACGGATCAAGTTCAACCGGCTCGGGATTGAGCGCCGGGGATTGGCTCAAGATCGGATCTTCGAGCTATCGTCCACCGATCCCTACAAGGTGGCTCTGCTGTCTGCGGAGATTGGCTGATGGTCGTCAAGGTATCCCCGGTTGCGCCTAGCCCATGGGTGCAGCCCAACGGTCAGCCGGTGCCGGCCTACTACCAATACAACGTCACGCTGGCCAATGCGGTGAGCAACTTGCAGAAGTCCTGCTCCACCATCACCCCGCTTCCGGTCAGCCCAACCACCACGCAGATCGTGACTGCGGTCAACGCCATCATCGCGGCGCTAACGGGTCCATGAGCACACCGTTCTTCATCACCGGCTTGCCCAGATCTCGGACGGCTTGGTTCTCTGTTGCGGCATCCACACCGGAGAGCGTGTGCCATCATGAACCCACCGCTTGGCTAAGTGATTGGCCCGAGCTGGTGCGGTTGTGGACTGAGAGCAAGTTTCGCTATGTGGGCATCTCGGATTCCGGCTTGGGAATGCTGCTGCCTTCGATCCTGGATGAACTGCGCCCGCGGACATTGATCATCCGCCGGTCAGTGGATCAGGTGGAGACAAGCCTCAATCAGTTTGGGATATCCAGTCCTCGCGTGCGTCGTCGTCTGGATGCTCTCCAGGACATGCTGCGGATCTACGAGGACCACCCATTGGTCAAGGTGATCCCGTATGAGGAGCTGGACTATTGGGCTGTGTCGGACGCCATTGACTGGCTAACACCCGGCACTTCCCAGCCCATGCTGCACCAACTTATGCATCTGAACATCCAATCAGATATGAGTTATAACGTTGAGATGGCGCACGGTGTTAATGAATGGTGGGTGCCTGACGAATTGAAGGAATAGACCATGCCTTTTTTCATTGCTGCGGCGGTTGGTGCGGCAGGCGCCATCGGTGGATCACTGATTTCTGCGGGCGCGGCATCTGATGCTGCTTCGCAACAGGCGGCGTCCGCGCAACAGGCAAACCAGCTTCAAGCGCAGGCGCTGGCTCAACAACAAGCCAATCTTGCGCCATATCAGCAAGCGGGACTTCCTGCGCTTACCGCCCTGCAACAGGGTTTGGGCCTGATGCCGGGTTCTACGGGTGCAATTGGTCAGGGCGCGTTAAACACCCCGTTCAGCCAGCAACAATTTCAAGCCTCGCCTGCCTATCAGTTTGAACTGCAACAGGGCCTGCAATCGGCACAGAGCGCGGCCTCGCGCACGGGCGGTCTCGGCGGCAATCAATTGCTTGCGCTGCAACAGCAAGGTCAGGGCCTAGCCCAGATGGACTATCAACAGCAGCTTCAAAACTACCAAGCCCAACAGCAACAGCAATACAACCAGCTGATGGGTCTGACCGGCATTGGTCAGGCGTCAGCGGCTGGGGTTGGCGCGGCCCAACAACAATACGCAACGCAAGCCGGTCAAAACCTGATGGGCGCGGCTAACGTGCAGGGTGCTGCTGGCATTGCCGGAGCAAACGCCCTGACCGGCGCTTTAAGCGGCGGGGCTAGTTCATTGTCCAACGCCTATCTGATGCAGCAGCTTTACGGCGGTTCTGGCGGCGTGTTTGGCGGCGGTAACCCGATTGTGTCGCCCAATTACGCTATGACCGGCGCTCCTATGGCTTCCAGCCCGCTGGACTTCACCTATACGGGACCGTAACCAATGGCGCTCGACACCTCAATCTATGGCATGTTGAACACGCAGTTCCCGCAATTCGATCCGTCGAATGCCATGAACCAAGCGAACATGCTGCAAAAGCTCAAAGCCCAGCAGATGGAAATGCAGGCGGCGCAGGCGGCTTCGCAGAAAGCCAATGCGATCCAGGAACTGCTGGGACAGAGCGACTTCACACCTGGTGGCAAGGTGGACACCAATACGCTTGCCAAGATCCGTGGAATTGACTTCGACACATATTCCAAATTGGCCACCGCAAACCAACTGATGGACAAGTCGGTTGCTGAAACTGCGAAGCTTCAAGCCGAAACGGATGCTAAGGAATCCGAGCGGATGATGAAGTTTGAGGAAGCCCAGCACGACGCTGCTGGCCGAGCCATGGAAGCCTACACCAGCACCAAAGGTTCGGTTGGTGAAAAGCAAGCAGCCGCGCAAAAAGTCTGGGATCAGGACTTTGCCGACCTCAGTGAGATTGCGCCGAAGGGTCACAAAATGCCTCGCCAGTTCGATCCTGGCGTGTTTTCCGTTGCGTCAAAGGATTATCTCGACCGTCAGGAAAAACGCCGCGAACAAGGCTTCAAAGAAAAGATTGAAACCGGCAAGCTGGCGGTTGAACGTGGGCGTCTGGGGGTTGAACAACGCCGGGAGTCTCGCGAAGAACGTGCGGCCAAGGAAAAGGAAGCGGGCGGCCTGACGGATGAGGGCGCTCAGTTTGCCGTAGACCGCTATCTCAGCGGCGACACCACTGCGTTCCAAGGCTATGGGCGCGGGACCCAAGGCGCAAAGAACCTTGAGAAACTGAACAATCTGCTGGCGAAGACTGCGGCTGGTCGCGGTATCAAGCCCGACCAATTGAACCGTGCCAAGATGGGCTTGGCTGCTGAAACCGCAGAGGCTCGCACCACCGGCAAGCTGGCCGGTTCCATGGAGTACGTCATCCCGACGGTTCGTCAAGCTGCCGACAACTTCCGCGAAACGCAGAGCGCCTTGAACGTGAAGGTGCCAAGCCCGGTGCTCAACAGGTTTGTGCAGGGCGGACAATTTGAAACCGGCAACCCAGAAATTACAGCCGCGCTGGCATCGGCTGACTTCCTCGCGTCCGAGTGGGCGGCGCTCAAGTCTCGAGGAACGCCGAAGGAAAGCGACAAGGCCGTCACGCGCAAACTGATTGCTCCGTATCTTGCCTCTGGCCAGGTGGATGCTTTGGTGGCGCAGATCAAGAAAGAGACCGACATTGCCGAAAAGGCTTCGGCGGGCAGGATGGGCGCGGTTGAGGGCGGTCGCGGCGGTAAGGGTGGCGGTGCGCCTGCCGGTAAAGAAGATCCGCTGGGGATTCGCTGATGCCTACAATCGCAGAAGTTCGCCAGAAATTCCCGCAGTACAGTGACCTGTCAGATGACCAACTGGCAGAGGCGCTGCACAAGAAATATTACGCCGACATGCCCGAAGCGCAATTCAAGGCAAAGATTGGTTTGCAGCCCAAGAAACCGCAACCGGTTGCCAGGGCGCAAACGCCCGCCGACAAATGGCGCGACACGGGTCGAGCACTCGCGACGGGTGCGGGCGGAATCATCGGTGGCGCATTGGCATTGCCGGAAGCTGGAGTGGCGGCAATCCCGACGCTTGGTCTTGGCGGTATAGCAACGGAGGTTGCGGGTGTCGGTCTGGGCGCTGGCCTTGGCGGTCAGTTATATGATTGGGCCACTCAGCAATCTGGTGCTGCCCCAAGAACTACGCTTGCTGAACAAGCCAAACGTGCGGCTCTGGATGTTCCCGAGGGCGCTGCTGGTGTCATGGGAGGTCGCATCCTGGAGGCTGGCCTTGGCGGTGCTGTGTCGGCTGGAAAGAACGCTCTGAAGGGTGTCGTGAAGCCGCCGGTACGTGAACCTTGGGAAGCAGAAACGTTTGAGATCAATCCGCAGCATGTCGCTGACATGGAGTCTCAAGGAATTTATCTCACGCCGGGTCGCCGCGCGGGCGGCGCTTTGGCGCGGGCCGAACAACGTGCGAAGAGCAATCCGTTTGTCAGCCAGGCCATCCGCCAGGAGGAAGATCGTTCTGTTCGCAGCATGAACGTCGCCGCTTATAATCAAGTGTTGGAGCCCCTCGGGATCAAGTACACCGGCAAAGTCGGGCGGGAAGGAATTGAAAACCTTCAGCAAATTCTAAGCGATCAATACGAAAAGATCATTCCGAAGATCAAGGTTAAGGCCGATGATGAGTTTGTCCACGATCTGAGCGTGATCAGAGCGGGTGGCGCTGAACTTCCGCCCGCGCAAGAAAAGCAATTGGAAGCGATCATCAATGGCCGCGTCCTGAAGCGTCTCAAGCCTGGCGATCGGATTGACGGCCAGACATTTAAAGACATTGAATCGCAAGTCGGTCATCTTTCCAGAATATACAAGCGTTCTGGTGACACCGCGCAGCAATTGTTGGGCGATGAATTGTCCAATGTGCAAATGGCGTTGCGAACCGCTGCTGAACGGCATTCGGACCCCGGTGTGCGGGATGCATTGCGGGCAACTAATAAATCCTACGCGATGTTGACCCGAGTTGAAGAAGCCGCAACTCGGCGGAAAGACAGCTTCGGCGTGTTTAGTTCTGGCGATTTGCTGGCAGAAGTGAAACGCCAAGCCGGTGGTGTGCGTCATAAATTGTACGCTGCGGGCGATGCTTTGATGCAACCGTTCGCTGAACGCAATCATATGGTCATGCGGGATCTCATCCCGGATTCTGGCACGTCTGAACGTTCAACCGCCAAGGGTGTTGGTGGACTGCTCAATAATTTTGTTGTCGCGCCATCGACCAATGCGCTCGCATCTCAAATGCTGCGCCGTGGGGTCAAGGTTCCCCAAAGGACCGGAGTTAACGCGCTGCCACTGACCACCCAGGCTGCCGGCCAAGTTCTGCCCCCGAGTGTTCAACAATGAACCGTATAGACATCCGTTTCATCCCTGGCGAAGAGCAACGCTACGACAC